GAGGTCGTGGGCGTCCTTGCTGTCCTGCAGCAGAGTCGCACTGCGGACCCGTTGCCAGCCGCTTTGCCCGTCTCCTTGCAGCCACGCCGTTGAGCCGCCCATGGTGATCCAGTAGCTGCCATGGTCCAGCCACGTCGCGGTGTCCTCGCGGTAAACGTGCCCGAGGTAGTCCACGACGTGGTAGACGCCCTGGTGCACGCAGGCGCCGGCGAACGGGGTGTTCGCTCCGGCGTCGGTGGTCACGTCCCAAACCGACCACTGTTTGGTCTCGTAGGACCACACCACGATCTTGCCGGCATCGCCGAAGCTCGAGGCCGGCGATTCGTTGCACGTGAAACGCACCTCTTGCGTTCTGGCCCTGGTCACGAGCACGGCGCTCGAGACGTAGGGGTACTGCTGCAGGGTGCGCTCGACGCCAGCGCCGACAAAGGACAATGAGAGGGTGCGGTCCAGGAGGTAGATCCCGGCCTCGGCCTGAAACATGACACCAAACGGAGTAGAGACGACTGAGCGCGGAGTGACGCAGCCGGTGTCGGTTGCCACAGGCACAAGGCCGGAAAAATCGTTGCCGTTGCCGGCGTCATCGGGGCCACCGCCGGAGATCGAGTAGATCTCCTGATCGGTGAACACGGCGACGATGCTGTCGAGGTCCCCGATCCCGGTGACGGGGCGGCCGCTCGGCACCACGTAGCCAAACAGCTCGTTGAATTCAGGGGCGAGCACGTCCTGAGTCCCCGTCGCCGGCGTCAGGCGCTTGGAGTACTGCACCCGCTCCCGGCGGTAGAGATCACTGATCCAGAGACGCCCGCCGGCGATCACCGCGATCTGTCCGCCCTCGGGACACACAGCCTCCACTTCGCCGCCGGTGGTGTAGATCGGTGTCCCGGTGCCGGATCCCGTTGCGGGATCGAACAGCTGGCCGTGGTCGAGCAGCTCCACGTTGTGGGCGTCGGGCGCATTGGTGGTCCGCTCGACAGGCGTGCTCATCTGCTTGAAGATCGCGTCCGCCCCAGCGCGGTGGACGACGGCGACGGATTCCCGGCCGGCGGCGATCCGAGGAAAGCGCAGGCTCGCCGGACATGTCCGGACGGCGAGGCGCACGACGTCCCCGGAGTCCTTCTCGTGCTGCACGATGTTGCTCGGCAGGCTGCGGTGGAGGTTACCACGGGCGTCGCTCGTCTCCCAGTGGGCCTGATAGGAGTAGGTCCCATCGGGGATGCTGCCGGCGGTAGACGCCTCGTCCCGCGGCAGCTCGAGGCTCGTGTTCTTGTCCTCGACAATGGGCGGCGTGACAAAGCTCAGCTCTTCGGTCTGGCTGCCGGCGAACCATGCGAAGAACGAGCCCCCGATCACAGCGGCGCCCTCATGCACCCTGGCTACCAACGGCTCGCCGCCAAACTGCAGGGTGACCTCATCGCTCGTGAGCCGCGGGCGGGTGTCCTGGGTTGCGTCTCCGAGCCGTGTCGAGGCGTAGCGATACTCGCCGCCACCGAGATCTATTACGCTGCCGGCTGAGCCGTTCTGTCGGGCGTAGCGGCGCATCTCGAGGCCGGCACCGATCACGTTGCCGTGCGGAGGGATGGCCCCGACGGAGTGGACTCCGGCGAGGGTTGGGCGGCTTGTTAGCGCAAATAGCTCTCCGCCGTCTGCCGTTAGAAGATCCATCAGGAAAGCCGCCTCGAAGAACAACACGGTTTCCTCGTTGTCGTCTACACCAGCCACCGCTGTATCAAGCCAGCAATAGCTACGGCCGCCATGCACCCACGGTCTACTTCTAATTGTCGCGTTGTAGATCGGTGGGCGCGGAGCAATGGCCCCTCCGGCCGCCGGGAGATGCGTATGAGCAACGATGCTCTGTCGTACGTTGTTGCCGCGCTCAAAGTCCCAAATCCCATGGGCCACCGTCTCGGTGGCATTTTCCACAATGCCGAGATTCATCACCCGGTCATCGGCTGTGTCGAGGCTCCCGAGCACGGTGCCGCCCCATTCCACCGCCAGCGTTGAGCGGAGCAGTCCATACGCATACACATCATCAGGCGCTGCCCCGTTGTCGCGTGCTAGGAGCAGGTATAACCGATTTGTTGTCGGGCTATCAGCCACCGCGACACGGTACCACGGCCCGGCAATGGCTCCCACGGCCTGCACGACGTGGTCATCGTTGTAGCGGTAGAGCACCACCGCGCTGTCAGTGCTGCGGATGTAGGCCAGGAGCCAGCCAGTGGCGAGGCGCGTTGCGTCGTACGTGCGACGGTTGCGGCCGTCGTAGTAGACGTCGGTAAACATGCTCACTGGGGCCGTGGGTGCTGTGGCTGGTGTCGCGGTGAGGTAGTCGCTGCGGTAGAGCGTGGCCGCCCGGGTGGCCCCTCCGAGCCACAGGCCGAAGAGTCGCCCGCTCGCGCTGCAGGCTCTGGTGCTGTGCGGCACGTTCATAGCGTCGCCGGCAGCTGACTGATACTCGGTCGGGGGGATGACGCTGATCTCGTCCACCGTCTGCACGGACTGCACGACAGAGTAGACCATGTTCGCCTCGACGTAGCCGCTGCCGCCCGGGATGGCCTGGTAGCCGGCTCGGGCGGCGTAGAGCACATAGCCGCCTTCGGTGGCGAGGTCCGGACAGGTGTAGCTTGTCTGGCTGTGGTAGATCTCACGCGTGCGCCCATCAGCTGGCCCGAGCTGTCCGCGGTTGTGCCACCTGTCGGCCATGGGCACGTAGCTGTAGAGCTGCCGAGGGCCGAGCACGCATAGCTCCGTGCCGGTGCTAAACACGCCTCGGGTGCCTACCGGGAGCGGATCCCCGTCGCTGTCGAGGTCTGTCATCGCGGTGAAGCCGTTGCGCTTGGCGATCCGACCGCGCTTGTCCCAGACGAGGTTACGGGCCTCGAGCAAGCGCGCCTCGCCGCCGGCCGCGACCACGATGCGCTCGTCCATGTCTTCGGCGAGGCCGCCGGCCATGGGCACGTGCGCTTTGATGAAGTTCAGCGGCATCAGCTGAGCCACCTGTAGCAGATAATGATCGAGCCTGGCGGCCATTGCGCCGCCGCAAGCGTTGCTTCGGTGTCGAGGGCCACCACGGTGCATTTTTCGGCGATGGCCTGTTCTTCGAGTCGGAAGCGGTAGCAGGCGCCGCGGCACAAGGGGCCCGTTGCTTGCTCGCCCACGGTTTTTGGGCGCCCCTCAATCTCGCCGAGCAGCCGGCCCTCGGTTACGAGCCTACCGCACAATGGATCGTGCTCATAGATCCGGATGAAGCTGTAGCCGTTCGCCGGCAGGCCCTGATCGGCGTCCGGGTACCAGTATGCCTCAGTGACCTCGAGCCGCTGGACACAGCTGATTATGTAGCGGTTGCTGGACTGCTGCTCCTGAAAATCCAGCTGACGAATGGCCGCGCGTGCTTGTAGCAGTCCGCGCCCGGACGAAACAAACCGCCTGCCTGAGCCACGGGGACCCTGACGCGGCGGCGAAACAGACTGCGGGTTCAGCTGTGCGGCGAGGGCCTTCAGCTCGCGCTGCGTCTCCTGCAGCGCTCTGTCGATGGTGTGAATCGTGGGAGCTGTACGGCGGGGCGTCATCACTCCCTCACAATGCTCGCGCCGCCGCGGTAGCCGATGCCGGCCCAGTCGTCGTTAAGCGTGTCCACTGCGACCTCGGGTCGGCCGCGGTCTCGCTTGGGGGCGTGGGCCCGGATCTCGCGCTCGATCTTGGCCAGCTGTCGCTCGGCCGGGCGCTCGTCCGTCTCGCCGGGGATCAGCAGGGTGACAGCTGCGTGCCAGCACACGTATTTGTGCCAGCCGTTGACCGATTCGATCTCGTCCGAGTCATTGATGAGCTGGGGCACACGAGGCACGTAGCGCATGTGCAGCGTGTAGCGGTTGTCGGAGTCCGGCACCGGCAGCAGCTCCACGACGTTGCCCTGCAGCCGGTAGCGCATGAGGGCCTGGCGGCTGTGCAGCAAAAGCCAGTCGTAGCTCCACGTCCCACCGTAGCCCCGGAGGTTGTGCAGGTAGGCGTTGTCCTGCTGCTGCCACTGATGGATCTCGTAGCGCCATCCGTCGCGCTCGAGCTGCAGCGACAGAGCCCCGAGGCCGAAGTCCAGAGGCAGATTGTACTCACCCTGATCCTTGAGCAGGTCCCATTGATGGGAGCGCACAAAGTACTCTTGCCCCTGCACCTCCGTCAGCAGGGCGTAGTACGACGGGATTGCCTCATTGATCGCGTCGTCGAGATCTTCGGCACTGACAAAGGACGAGGCGCCCCCGGACGATGACTGCTCGTCCGCGAGGCGCCTCACTCGCCGGCGCAGAAACGCTAGCGTTACCTTCTGCACGGGCTACTGGGCCTCCACCACCGCCTGCACAAGGCCAGTGAGCAGATCGAGCCCTTCGTCGTCGAGCTCCATGTGCTTCGCCAGCTTGCGACCGGCGGCGGTGACGGGGTCATCCGTGGCCCCCTCGCCGCCTTCCTCCTCGCCGGACAGGGCATCCCGTAGCGTCTCTGC